TTCATGACCAAGGTCCAAGTTCCCTTCGAATTCGCCACCAGCAAGGGCAAGCTCAAGAGTGATTGTCGGAACGCTCCCCGCCTTGATTGTGGATACCGTTGCGGAAAGGACGTTCTTGATTTCGTTCCCGTCCTCATCCGTCACGATGGTCCCCGCGCCTGTCACGGCATTGCCGGGCATTGTCACCTTGATCCTCATCAGTCGCTCCACAGGTTGTCTAGGTTCTCTGCAAACCAAATGATTGCGTTACGCGCATGTAAGCGCAGCGTCGCCTCTTCAATGACCCCGGCGTCAAGCTCCCACATCCTGCCGTAGTGCCTGAGCGCATGGCCGCGAGCTAAAACATCAGCACGCCACTGTTCAGCCGTCAGGCCATCGGGGGGGTCTGTGAATTCACCGTGCTTGGCTAGGAATATCAGCCGCTTGCCGAGCCATTCCGCCGCTGACGTGTCCAGATTAAAGGCGTCCCGCCCAACTGATCGCGACCATTTCTTGCTCTTCTTTGCCATTGGTTATCCTCAGGTTATCCTCAGTTCTCTGTCAAGTTCGTGTCAGCGGTTGTAGCTTGACAGGGGTTTGTGACAAGGGGGCGGATTGCCGCACATGCTGGGATGGATATGTTGGGATGGATATGTTGGGCTGGCCAAATTGGCGCTCGACCAGCCCTGTGTAGCTTAGCCTTGTAATTCATCCGTCAGCATCCAGCCGCGTCCGTCGCCAGTCTCCTTGATTTGCACCTGTTCCCCGGTGCCGGGATGGGGGTTAGTCGGGTTCCGCCACAATCTCTACTTTCTTGCGGTCTTCGAAGACCGCCGTTGGGCATTGGACGATTTCGTAATCTGGCAAAACGCCCTCAAACATTCCCATCCAGTACCCGCCGCACGTTAGCGGGCAGCATCGCCGCGACATGCGGGACTGGCGTCATGGCATCGACAATATTGCCGCGCGTATGGTTGCACTCGGCGCAGGCGCAGCAGATGTTACGCAATCCCAGACTGCCGCCACATGACTTGGGAACGATATGTTCCGCCGTGGCCTTGCGGCGTCTGAGGTTGCGTGTGGCGTTCGGTGTACCCTTGGTTATGTCCAGACGGTCCCGCGCCTCATCGCGGCTCATGGTGGTGTGGTTCCACGTTTCACGACCACACCAGATGCACAGGCGGTTTTGCTCCTGCCAGCGCGTGAGGAGTTCGGTTCTGTAACTCATGTCTGCGCCTCATTCGCGGCTTCGTATTTGGCGAGGGCTTCGGTCAGGCTCGGGGCACCATCACGAGAGTAGAATATTTCAGAGCGAACAGCCTCCGCCAGTTCGTCCGCAGACAGCACCCGCGCCTCTAGTTGTGGGACGCGGGCAATGCGGCGGGCGTTGGCAAAGCGGGTTGGCTCCCTCTCCGGTGTGTCTTTGTCGTTGGCGACCAGTGCCACAAAGTTGGCACCATCCTCGGGCAATTCGGCGGCAATTACACCATGGCATCCGCGCCCAAGTGCCGCGCTCCAATCCCCCGGCGTACCAGCTTCACGGTCGCGGCGAATGTCGTCTATCAGGCTCATGTCGTTTCTCCTTGTGTGGGTGGGGCGATCAGGGATTGCGGGCAGGCCATCTATTTCAGAGCCTTATGAGCAAGTGCATAGCAGGCGCTTAAATCCCTGTGTTCAGACGCCTCCATAATTGCCTTTAACGCAGCCCTCAGGGCCTGTTGATCGGCAACAAGATCGGCGCGGACGTACTCGGTTTGCCAACCTTCTGGCATATGTTTTTTCATGCGGACTTCGTCATCGTTCCAACTGCCGGTAGTTCCGTTTCCAGTGGCCCAAATCCGTTCTGGTGCTTCGGTCATTGGCTCGCCCCCCTGATCCGTGACGGATACCGCCCGCTGCTCTCTATGTAATCCACCAGCCTGTCAGTCTCGCTTGCGATTAGGCGCAGTGAATGCCTGTCAACGTCAGGTAGAGCCGCTGTGTCGCCACCCGCGCGAATGGCGGCATAGGCGGCGGCATTTAGGGCGCGGATTGCTTCTTGGTATGTCATTCCTGCACCTCCCGCAGATGGATTGTGCGAACAGCGCCCACAGCATACCGCTGGGCTTCTGCTTTACTGGCGTGATAAGCCCCAAGCCGCCCGTTCTGGTATATATTCACCCACCCCTCAGGTAGCGGCTCTTCCAGCGGGACGAGCTTGAGGTTTGGACGGCCAAACCTGCTGGTGCCATCCGATGTATGCCGGGTAATCCGGCCTTCCTTATCCTGCACCACTACGGGGTGTCCGGGGAGGGTTCCGTCAACGGTCAGGACGCGAACCTCTGCGGTTGGGTCGAACTCGTGAGCATACTTGTCGGTCATGTTGACCTTGAGCTTTTCCTCTTGTTCAGTGGTCATAACGCACACCGCCAAATGAAAGCCTTTTGATCCGCGCGACAGCGGCTGGAGCAAGGGCGCTTTCGATCACTTCGGTGGCCATAGCCTCATCCTCGCCACAAGCCCATGACGCGACAATTGAGATTGTCATTTCGAGCGCGAGTAGCATCACCTCTGGACTTTGCTCCCCGACGCAGATGCTCCTTGAGGCCGCCGCAGCTTTTTCAATAGCAACGTCAATCAACCTCTTCGCTTCTTTTTCTGAAATATCCATCGGTTTCCCCTTTGATTGGATTTGCACAAACCAACCTAGTGGTTAACGATCATCCATTCAATAGGTAAACGATCAATCGGCGGAATGAGTACAGATGAACCCGCTATCTGTGCGCTGTACGATCCGGTAGCCGACCGTCTCCAGCCAAGGCTCAAGGGTCGGTTCAGGCTTGCCAAAGCAGAACAGGACCGGGCGGTTCTCTGACAGGGTTCTTGTTGCGCCTGTAAGCGCGTCCTGATTGGTCTCGCCAATGACAATGAGGTCGGGCCGGGATGACCGGCTGTCGAGGGTAAAGACCTCAACCTTTGATCCTGACATGATGATCCGGTTCGATCTGCAATTGTCGGGATCATCCCTGACAAGATGACCAGTCCCAGATTTGCCAGAAAGGCCGGCGCAGTAGGGCATGACGTTCTCGGTCGAATTCTTCAAGAGCGCCCTGTAATTTTCGGGGTCAGGCTCATAGGCTTCGACCCGCCTGAATTCCGCTGACAAAAGCACCGCCGAAACGCCGCAATCCCCTACGGTACAAATCGCCTCTCCGTACCGTGAGACGTAGGCATAAGCCTCAACAAGATCACTTGCGGCCTCAATGGCCGATCCCACCCCAAACACGTCCGTCGCTGGCCACGAAAAACCAGCCGCTCCCATAGTCAATCCACGCATAATTCACCCCTTCTGATTTGCACCAGTTTACTGAGGCCAGAGCCGCTTTGATAGGTGGGATATATGTCAGTGATTGTGACCTAGTTTTCGTCAGGCAATAGCCGTCACCCGCTCCTATCCCCCGATATACAGGGATAGTTCCTACACCTCCTGACCTGTATCCACGCGATGCCTTTTGTCGGTGGCCAGCCGCTATCCCTCAGGCTTCTATCCTGACCCGCTGTTAAACGGTCCCCGATCTGTCACAGTCACTATTCTGACCTTCACCAGCCGGTGGGTTCTTTTGTCGCGTATCTGGCAAGGCCTAGTAGGAACCAGTCCCCTGCCGGGTTGGGTGAATACCCCAGATCATATCAGCGTTTTGGGCACGGGAACGCTGCAAACCGGGGGTCAGACATATTTCTTGAACGTAGGTTCATGTTGTTGTAACCCTTGTTCTGCAACACCATTACGTCTGACCATAAAATTCGGTGTCGCCACGCCCCGGTGTCTGATAAACAGCCGGGGCATTTTTCTTTTCTAGGCTCAATTTCCCCAACCGTCAATCGGTCAAAAAAAAGACCCCCGAGAATGAGGGTCCAGTTGGGGCAGAATTGTTAGGCCCGGTTTGAGTTGCCGACTAGGCGTGAGCCGCCACCGCCAGCCAACAGTGGGCCGATGATCCCTTTGACAATAAGCAGCACCGGTCTGGCGCTCTCAGCATCTGTGCGGCTCAGATCATACGATACGGAAATTGGACCGACCGACGCTGATGCGAGCCGTTCTGATGGCGTGTAGTCAGGGGTCATTGCCCCCGGTGTCACAAGTTCCCTCAGGGCTATCTCATACGTCGCCAGAACAATCTCCTTGGGTAGTCCAGAAACGGTGTACCCATTATTGTCTGTGAACACGGCGCGGGGGAAAGCTAACCCCTGATCGCGTCCGTTGACAGGCCAGCTTTTCCAAGCGAACCCTTCTGACAGGAACGTGGAGGCCCGGCGCAGCGCCTGTTCCTTCACTTCGTCCGTTCCCGTCCAGTCTGTGTTGCCCCGGTCGCTGTGATAGGCGTCAGCACCTGCAACCGCGCCGAAACTCTCAGCCGTGGCAAGCCCTGTTCCATCCTCTACGACCAAAGCCATTACTTGGAACCCCTACGCTTGACTGGTGCCTTGGCCTTGCCGAATTCAGTGTGAACCTTGGGATCAAAGTCCGCCTTGTTGATGATCCGAAACCCGCGCGGGGTATCGTCGATGATCTTGATGGTTTCCATCACATAGTTCCTTGGATCATGAAGGTGTGCGACACGAGGTTTGTCAGGTCATCCCTGATGGTCAGCCGCAGCCTCTCGTTGTTGTTCAGGATCAGCGGCGCACCAGCCTTTTCAAACGTCCAGCGAACGGCCAGAAATTCATCGCCCGATCCCCAATCCGAATGCACAACGTCAAAACACTGGCGAGACCAGCCACCTGAGGTCAGGATCGGCACGCCGTCAAGCAGATCGGTAATGACGTTTCCATCCGCGTCAACATGCTCGATCAACATGCCGTTTGTCATTGCAATCGCGTTGCCATAAGCGCCGGTGTCGAATGACCCGGTGTCCCTGACATAAACGATCATGCGAGTGAGCTTCATTGAGCCAACACCGGCAGGAACACTAAGAGAGAATTCGACCGGCGTAACGGACCCGTCCACGTTGGCTTCCTTGGCTCCGGTGCCGTCGCCGTTCGTGTCGAGGTATCTGAAAAATGAGGTAGCCATGCTGTCGCTCCGTTAAGAGAAACGGGCCGGGGGGTTAATCCCGGCCCGATCTGTTTAGCCAATGAGCAAGCCAAGGTGAGCCGGTTTGATCAGCTTGACGCCCCAGCACATGGCGACTTCGTATGTCACCTGACGGTACTGACGGTACACCGAAATCTCGTACACGAGACCCGAAACCGGATCGGCGACATAGGTCCGGTCATCAGCCTGATCACCACCATCTGGCAGGGCAGGAACACGGGCCGCGAGCTGGATCGCGTCACGGCTCATCACCATGTTGGCAACGTAGGCAGCAGTGCCAGAGGCAGCAACGCCGTCAGCACCAGCAGCGACCAGACCGGGCGCTCCCAGAACAACGTCCTTGTCACCATCGCCAGCCGCGCCGGTCGTGATGACGTACTTGCTTGCGTCGCCAGCAAAGCTGATCAGATCGCCCGCAACGTGCGTACCAGTACCAGTGTCAAGGTGAACCGTAGCGACGCCAGCGGCCACGTTGCCATCAATCAGGTAGTTGGCAGCGGTTCCCGGCGTGTGGGTCGCAATCGCACCAGAGGCGTGCATAGACGCGCCAAAGGTCTGTTCCATCGCACCAAACCGGCGAGCGGTATCATCGCCAGCTTCGTTGATTTTGAAGAACGCAGGTTGCTTACCAATGAGCTTGGCAACAGCCGCCGATCCCAGAACCGCATGACGGTCAGACTTCGGAGCGCCGTTGTCATCAAGGATACGCATGGCTTCGGACAGGTCGGTGAGGTCATCACCCGTGCCAAAAGGCGTGGTTCCCGCCGTACCGTAGGCGCGGGAGGCACCGACGTAGAGCGCGGCAAGATCAGCTTCGATTTCGTTGGTCAGGGTCCGCATGGCTTGGGCAAAACGGCCCTCAGCAATGACAGACTTGTTCTTGTCGCCAAGGCCACGGCTTTCTTCGCCGGTCAGGTTGAAAGAAACCTTGCGTTGCTTGGTGATCGACATGTCAACGTAGTCGATGGTCTGATCAGTGCCGCTTGCCGCGATGTTGGCAGCGGTAATGTCAGCAGCGGCCATCGCGCCGACAACTGGCGAACGGACGGTTGCGTTGATAGCGGCCATTTCAGCCGTTGCGTCACGAGATACGGCCTGAATGATACCAACCTGTTCACGCGACACGACATTCATCGCGTTATACATGATCGGCAGGAGGCCAGATAGAGTATTAGACATTTCCATGTCTCCTATTTTGAGGGTTTGCCTGTCAAGGCGGTGCTGGCCGTCCGACCTTCAATTTTCGCAAACGTCCGTTCGCTTTAATGGCCCTTAATCAACCACAGTCATGCCGTCGCTGACAAGAGCCTTTTGAGCGGCGGCGGGATCGGACATGGCGAGCTTGTCAAATTCGCCGCGTGTCATGGTTTTTCCGTTTGAACCGCTACCGTTGCCACCGCCCGGTGCTTGCGAGCCGTTTTGATTGGCCCCGCGCAGCATCTTGTCACGGCCCGAGTGGCTTGAAATCAGGTGTTCAATTGCCTCATCAAAGGACGCGGCCTCGCCGGGGTTTTCCGGTGAATAGATCGCATTCCCGTTTCCATCTTTCGAGACCATCCCGCCAGTTTCATCCAAGCTGAAATTGCCACCAAAGATTGCTTCGATCATGTCAGCGGGAAGGGATACCTTTTCGCGCAGGTATTCAGACCGGCTGAAAGCGCCCGTGATCTTTTCGGTGCGCAAGCTGGCCTTGAGGGTTTCGTTCTCGGCCACGACTGGCTTGTACTTGTCCTCTACGGCCTTGATCACCTCTGCCTTGACGCGCTCGACTTCGCCAGCATCGACCAGCTTCTTGTCATCAAGGTTCGACATGGTTTCAAGAGCCTTGCGAGCGGCGGCAGGGTCCAGATCGCCAAAGGCTTCCAGAGCGGTCTGTGAGGCAGCGGCCTCTTCCCGGCGCGTCTTGTTCTCGACGCCCAGATCAATGATCTTCTGGTGCATACCGGGTGGGTCGAGGGCGACCTCCTTGCCAGCATTCATGTAGATTGGTTTTCCATCCCGCAGTTCGGCATAGACTTTACCATCGGTTTCGAAAGTTTTCAGTTCAAAGGACATTTTTCATTCTCCTTGACCATCCGGTCATTTTCGCGCACGTCCGAGCGCTGTGATGTTGCCCTTATTAGGCAGCACTTCGTCATCGGAAGCCTCCTCATCCAGAAGTTCCAATTCATCCTCATCTTTCCTAAAGCTCCGGTCCAGAATTCCCCGGCGCACGGCCTCTCTAATGGCGGCGGCGGTTGAAATCATAGGCACGGCGGCTGTCGCCATTGTCAGGACATGGGCAAAGCTCTCATCATCGCCATATCCAAGGTCGAATTCAGTGTCGATCACAACGTCACCAGAGAATTCCTCTTTGACCCATTTGCCCGTGAGCGTAAGGCAGCGTTCGAGCGCCGCTTTGAGGTTCAGCGCCCATGCCTGAATGGCAGCATTGCCCTTTTGGGCGGCAAAGGCGGTTGTCACGACCGTCAGGTTTCCAGACTGCGCTGTCAGGGGCTGTCGCCCTAGCTCGCGCAATTCCCTGATTGTGTCCTTGATATTGTCAGCCAAGAACCGGAGCGATTGAGAGTTTGGCTCGATGTATCCCCATGATCCAGCCGTGCCGCTTGCGCCGACCCCGCCGTACAGGACGGTATGAGGTGAAACGCGAATGGGAACAGGCTCGCCAGAACCATCAACCTCGGGGTCGATCCCATTGGCTGACAACATCGGGAACCCTGTCAACGTCCATATATTCTTGAGGGCGCTTTCCTGCTGGAATAGCTCAACCTGCAAGTCAGCCGCGTCACGCATGGGTGGGTGCATAGTCCACGACGATCCGATACGCCGCCCGGTCGCGAACGGCACAAGGGGGATTTCGTCAATCGTCATCGCCCGAGCGGGCTGGAATAGCTCCCATTTGTCGGGTCGATCCTTGACCTCGCGCCAAAGCTCGAAAGTTGGCTTGCCCACCGCCACATCATCAAGCACTTCACGGTTGAACACGCGGACCTGCTTGACCTCTGTCTCTTCGAAGTCATCACTCATCACGGTTTCGACTTCCATCAGCCGCGCGTGAACAATCTGCTCGACCCCGGCGATAACCTGTGAGCGAACCGCGATGACGCTCTCCGCCGGGTATCTGACCCAGAACGGTCGAACCCCGGCGATGCGCTCATCCTCGACGCTGGCGTCAGCGGGTAGCTTTTCGTTGCTCGAATAGTCCACTAAAATCCAGTCGATGGATGAATTGATCCCGGCAAAGAAAACATCACCGGCGAAGCTGTGAATTGATGATCCGCGCCCGTCCACGTTGTCAGAGAATTCGATGAACTTTTCCGGCGTGTCCTCGCTCAAGACAACCTCAGCCGAGAATGGCCGCTGCGCCAAGTTCTCAACAATGTCCCGGTACACGTTTGTCATCCGAGCATTCTTGCGCCGAAATTCATATGCCTTGTCATCCTCGTCAGGGAATTGTGGCAGATAATCAGGGCGCGTCCGCATAACCTCAACACCCCCCATGATTGCCGAGACCTTAGACCAATAGGGAGCCATTGCCACATGATCGCGGGACGGAGTGCTTGGGTTTTTCATCGTTGCCTTCCTTGCTTGGCTCGCGGCGGTGCCAATGTCAGGGCCATGAACGCCCTTGAGGCCGCATCAACTTGGTCAGCAAATTTGCCAGACGGAAAACTTGCAAGCTCATTAATAAAATCGCGGTTCCAATCCCCTTTGACAAGCAAAACATTCCCCGCGTCAATCTGAGCTGCAAGAGGTGTCGCCCTTGTCACCTTGTCACCAGTCTCCGGTGTAGCGCGATAAACCAATCCTGCCAAGCTCGCCAGTAGCGACTGGACCTGAGCTTTACCGGCCTGACCGGGGTCTTGTGGCAGCGAGCCTTCGACCCCCCGGCCATCTATGGCAGCGGTGTTCTTGATCAGGGCCGTAACATCCGCCGGGCCGAGCTGACCTTTCACCACATCGACAATAACCGTTCGTCCGTCAGGTAGCCGACCGATGCGAACCCCGGCGGTCCTTGCGGCGCTCACATCAGCGGTCGCGGCCAAGTCCCACCCCCTGACCTCTCTGACGCAGACCGGCGGCGCTTGGATCACTTCCATCTTGTGGGGCTTGAACAGGCCACCCTCTCGTGGCGCTGGCCTTTGCTGATACTGGCCAGCATGTGCGAACGGACCCAGAACTTTCTTGTCGCGCTCAACCGTCTTGCGGCTGAACCGATCCGGCATAAGAAGCTCGCCCTCTTTGGTCCTTGGGTCTTTGAACCCGATAGAGGTGGTACGCGCCCGATCAGGTTCGTATTCCATCGGCAACATCAAATGCTCATACCCAAAGTCGTTCTCGAGGATGTAGCCTGACACGTCGCCCTCGTGCAGTCGCTGCATGACAATGATGATCACCGAGCTATCGGGATTATTCAGGCGCAGTGGCAGGGTCTCAGAGAATACCCGGTTCGCGGTCTCGCGCTCAACGTCAGAGTAGGCTTTCTCAGGTGACAGGGGATCATCCCAGATCACAAAGTCGCCACGCTTGCCTGTCATGCCCTTGACTGCGCTCGCCTGACGGAACCCGCGCTTGTCATTCTCGAAGTACCGTTTCTCGTTCTGGTCGCTTGTCATCTGCACTGGCCAGCGGGATTGATACCAGTCGCTTTCGATCAATAGCCGGGACTTCCTGTTATCCCTGATCGCCAAGTCCTGTTCATGTGAGGCTGACAGGATGCGCGAGTGAGGCATACCTTTCGGCCCCCATAGCCACGCGGGAAAAAACACGCCGACCATTGAGGACTTCGAGGTTCCCGGCGGGATGTTGATCAACAGTCGGCTGATCTTCCCGTCAACCGCCGCCTCAAGGTGTTCTGCCATCGCATCCATGTGCCATCCGTGCAGGTAGGTCTGACCGGGGTCGATCACGGGCCAGCCCCTCTTGAGGAAGTATGACAGAGACCGACTGCACATTTCCTTTTCGGCGGCAACAATGTCCTGAGGT